AACACGCTCCGACGCGCCCCCCCGGGCGCCGGCACCGATGGCGCCATCATGGCCGGCCTCGAGGCCGCCGTCTCCCAGCTGCTGCACCGCGAATGGAAGGTCGCCGGCGGCCACGGCGTCCGCCGCATCCAGCGGCTGCTGGTGGACATGGGCTACAAGCCCAAGGTGGTCGCCGCCGTCAAACACAAGGCCGGCGGTTCGGCAATGGAACTGTCACGCGGCCAGGGCATCGGCGCCCGCAACAAACCGATGGCCGCCTACCGCCGCAAGCCCGGCGAGAAGCACGGACATCACTGGTACACCCCGACCGTCAAGGGAACCCAGGAATTCCCCCACATCGCGGTCGACGTCAACTATTGGAAATCGTTCGTCCACCGGGCCATCGGCACCCCCGACGGCGAGCCCGGCTGCCTGACCCTCTTCGGCAAGAGCCCCAAGGACCACGAACTGATCGCCCAGCACGTCGCCGCCGCCGAGACCTGGGTCGAAACCTACGGGCAGGGCCGCACCGTCCACGAATGGAAACTGCGACCGTCGAAGCCCGACAACCACTGGCTGGACTGCCTCACCGGCTGTGCCGTGGCCGGCGCCATGGCCGGCTGCCGCACGCCCGGCATGGACGCCCAGCAACAGCGCCGCCGCAAACGGTACAGCCAGGCCGACCTCACCGGAGGCCCGCGCAAATGAGCGCCCTGGAGACCTACCACATGGAACGCGATCGGAAGCGCTACAGCGAGCCCATCACCCCGGGCGTGGCCCCCGACGCCGAGGGCATCGTCTGCCGGCGATGCGGCTGCGGACATTTCCGGGTCCTGTACACCCGCCCGGCCACGCGCGGCGGAATCCGCCGCCGCCGCGAGTGCCGCCACTGCGGCACGCGCGTCACCACCATCGAAAGGCCATCCGATGACCAGCAACCCGCCGACGCCGATCGGCCAGATGATATGGCCGACCCTGGCTGACATAATCCCCGACGCCAGCCGCGACCTGCTCGAGGTCCTGCCCTGCGAGCCCAACGGCCTGAGCATCCACGAACTGGCCGACGGCCTGGTCGGCCGCCGCGACCCCCGGGCCCGGGCGTACATACGCCGCGCCCTCGAGGGCCTGTCGGCGATGCTGGGGGGTCTGGCCACGACCCGCGGGTGCGATGATTTCGGCCACGCCGACGTCGCCCTCTGGGGCCTGCCCCGCGACACCTACCGCGTGGTCCTGCGGATCTACGGCCTGGCCGGTTCTACATGCGTAGCGCAAGGGTCTACCGGTGTAACTACCCCCGATTCCGGGGGCTACACCGCCGAACCTCGACGATGATGTAAATGCGACGATGCGAGCGGGCGATTGTTCCGTGGCCACGGTGTGCTGGCAGCGCACAATCGCTCGACAACCGGCCGCCCGGGCCCGTGCACCCGGGCGGCTACTGTTTCGACACGTCCGCCCGGCCCGCGAGGCCGAGCCGGGCCCGCTGGGGGCGGCACCGGGCAACGCCCGCTCGCAACTCTTGACGCCACGGGAGACCCGCATGGCCACCGACCTGCAGACCGACGTCACCAGCAACGCCCAGGGCCCGCGCGAGGCGCGAGGCGACGGCGTCATGGTGCGCCAGCATTCCATCCCCGACCAAATCGCCGCCGACCGGTACCTGGCCGCGAAGGAACTCACCACCGTCAGCACCAAGCGGACGTTCGGCATTCGCATGGGCCGGCTGATCCCGCCCGGCGCTGCCGCCGATGACTGATGGCAAAAGCCGCCGCCAAAACCCGAGGCGCCCGCCGACGCCGGCCACGGCGCCGGCACATCACCGCCAGCGACATCGCTGAGCGCCGCACCGCGATCGTCCGGGCCACCTACGATGTGGCGCAGACCACCGACATGAACAAGCGGCACTGGGCCGCCGCCGACGCGCTCAGCCCCACCGCCGCCGGCAGCAAGTCCGTCCGCACCATCCTCCGCAAGCGGGCCCGATACGAAGTGGCCAATAACAGCTTCGCCCGCGGGCTGGTCAGCACCCTGGCCGCCGACCTGATCGGCACCGGCCCGCGCCTACGCCTGCAGCTGGAGGACCTCGCGGTCGCCCGCCGCATCGAAACCTATTGGCAGCAGTGGTGCGACGCCGTCCACCTGGCCGAGAAGCTCCGCACGATGCGGAAGGCCAAGGCCCAGGACGGCGAGGCCTTCGGCGTCCTGGTGACGAACCGCCGCCTGGACAGCCCGGTCAAACTGGACATGCGCCTCATCGAGGCCGACCGCGTCACCACGCCGTCCACGGGCATGCTGAGCAAGCCCGAGGACAAGGCCATCGATGGGATCGTCTTCGACGCCTACGGGAACCCGCAGACCTACCACGTGCTGCAGTCGCACCCGGGCGCCCGCACGATTTCGGCTGACCCGTTCAACGCCTACGATCGCATCGCCGCCCACCGCGTCATTCACTGGTTCACCCCCGAACGCCCCGAACAGCATCGCGGCGTCCCGGACCTGACGCCCGCCCTGCCGCTCTTTGCCCAGCTTCGCCGGCTGACCCTGGCCACGCTGAACGCCGCCGAGGTCGCCGCCGACCTGGCGATCGTGATGCAGACCGAAGCGCCCGTGGGCGGCGAGGCCGCCGAGGTCGACCCCTGGGTCACAATGGAAATCGAACGCAACACGATCATGTTCGCGCCCGAGGGATGGAAGCCGACGCAGATGAAGGGCGAGCACCCGTCCGAAAACTTCGCGCCCTTCAGACGGGCCATCATCACCGAAATCGCCCGCTGCATGGATGTGCCCTACAACATCGCCGCCGGCGATTCGAGCGACTACAACTTCGCCAGCGGCCGCCTCGACCACCAGACCTATTTTCAGTCCCTACGCGTGCAGCGATCGGAACTGGAGACCGTCGCCCTCAACCGCATCTTCATGGCCTGGCTGACCGAGGCCGTCCGCGTGGCCGACTACGGGATGTTCGGCCAAATCGAACGCATCTTCTGGCCCCACGGCTGGCTGTGGCCGACCCGCGAGGAAATCGACCCGCGATGGCTGCGCGCCCGGGCCGACCTGGTCGGCAAGGGCATCATCACCGAGAGCGACTACCACGCTCGAGCCGGCCATGACTGGCAGGACCAAATCGACCAACGCCAGCGCGAGGCCCAGGCCCGCGCCGACGCCGGCCTGCCGCAACCGTGGGACAAGGCCGCCCCCGCCCCGGCCGCTGCTGCCGAACCGGAGACCGACAAATGAACTTCGCCGAGTGGTGCGAGAAAAACGGCATCGACGTCGACACCTTGAACCCCGTCCAGATGTCCGCCATGCGGGCGATGTGGGAACGGGCCCACGGGCGACCCCAGGTCGACCCGGAGCGGCTGAACTTCCGCACCGGTGAACTGGACGCCACCGATGACGGCGGTGCGTTCTACTACGCCGACGATGGGGAGTGGAAGTATTTCGCCCCGGCCACCATCGCCCTCGAGGCCGACGCCGTGATCGACCTGGAGGCCGCCGACGATGAGGGCAAGCCGAAACTGCCGACGTTCAAAATGCTCGCCTACACCGGTGGGGCGATGCGGCTGGCCGGCTGGTACTGGCCCGTCGTGATCGAGGTCAGCGGCCTGGCGATCGGCGGAAAACAGAAGCCCGCCCTGCTGCAGCATGACCCGCGGGCCGTCGTGGGCCACACCACCACGGTGGAGAAATCGAACAACCGCGTCACGGCCGAAGGCCTTGTCAGCGGTACCGGAGAGGCAGCCGCCGAAGTCGTGGGCGCCGCGAAGAACGGCTTCCCCTGGCGGGTCTCGGTCGGGGCACGTGCGGAACGGATGGAGTTCGTCGAGTCCGGCAAGGACGCCACCGCCAACGGCAAGACATGGAAAGGCCCGGTGCTGATCGCCCGCAAGGCGACGCTGGGCGAGTTCAGCTTCGTGGCAATCGCTGCCGACGACAAGACCCGCGCCCGAGTGGCGGCATCCGCCATCCCCGCGCAACGCGTCGCCAGCCCTGACCAGAGGAGAAAACCGATGACGTTCGAGCAATGGCTGAAGGCAAAGGGCTTCGACACCGTCGAGACGATGTCGGAGGAAGGCCAGGCCTTCCTGCGTGCCCAGTACGACGCCGAAATCGCGGCCGCCGATGGCGGCGAGCCGACGCCGGCGCCCACACCCGCCGCCGCACCGAAGTCGCCCGCCGAGCCGGCGGCCACCGAACCCGACGTGCAGGCGATGGTCCAGCAAGGCATCCGGGCCGAAGGCGAGCGCCGCGACCTGATCGAAGCCACCTGCCGTGGCTTCGAAGGCGAGCGCATCGAGGAACTACGTGCCCAGGCCATCGCCGGCACCATCACCGTCGATGACCTGCGGGCCAGCGTCCTCGAGCACGTCCGCACCGAACGCGCCCAGGTCACCCCGGGCGGGGCCGACGCGGACAACACCCGCAAGATGCTCCTGGCCACCGGCTACCTGCAGGCCGCCATGCCCCAGGACAGCATCGTGGCCATCTGCGGCGAGCCCGCCCTCGAGGCCGCCGCCAACCTGCGTGGCGTGGGCTTCCAGGAGTTCTGCGCGATGGCCGCCGCCATCGACGGCGTGGAACTTCCGCGTTACCAGCAGGACCCGACCGCCTGGCTGCAGGCCGCATTCAGCACGCTGAGCCTTTCGGGCATCCTCGGCAACGTGGCGAACAAGTCCCTGCTCGCCGGCTTCAACGCCGTCGAGGACAGCTGGCGGGCCATCGCCGCCACCCGCCCGGTGAAGGACTTCAAGCAGGTCACCAGCTACCGGCTGACCGGCAATATGGAGTTCGACCAGGTCGGGCCGACCGGCGAGCTCAAGCACGGCACCGTCGGGTCCGAAAGCTACACCAACCAGGCGGACACCTACGGCCGGATGTACGCCATCACGCGCACCGACATCATCAACGATGACCTCGGCGCGCTGACGGCCGTGCCGACGAAGATCGGCCGCGGGGCCGCGCTGAAGTTGAACACCGTGTTCTGGACCGCATTCCTGAACAACGGGTCCTTCTTCACCTCCGGCCGCGGGAACTACATTAGCGGCGCCGCCACGGCCCTGAGCGTCAACGCGCTCACCACGGCCGAGACCGCGTTTTATGACCAGACCGACCCGGACGGCGACCCCGTCGCCATCGCGCCGAAGATTCTCCTGGTCCCGAACGCCCTCATCGTGACGGCGACCCAGCTGGCCCAGTCCGTGGAGCTGCGTGACACCACCGCGTCCACGAAGTACCTGACCAAGAACCCGCACGCCGGCAACTTCACGCCGGTCCGCTCGTCGTACCTGAGCAACAGCGGGATCACCGGGTACAGCACGGCCGCCTGGTATCTGCTCGCCGCCCCGGGCGACATGCCCGTCATCGAGGTCGTGTTCCTGAACGGCCAGCAGAACCCGGTCGTGGAGCGGGCCGACGCCGACTTCAACGTCCTGGGCGTGCAGTTCCGGGGCTATTTCGACTTCGGCGTCAGCCTCCAGGAATACCGGGGCGGCCTGAAGAGCAAGGGCAGCGCCTAAGCCGGCGCCGCCTGACCGGCCCGCTGCAGCAGACAACCCCGCCGCCGGCACCGCGCCGCCGGCGGCACCGGCGCGCAGAGACTGGTGGAAACTCGTCTGGAAACCACAGAGGAGCGCAAACCCTCCTCCGTTAGCAGCATAGGCCAACAAGAATCGCTTACTGCGAACGTGAGCGGAAACATCTGACGCGCAACCATAGTCCGCGACCGGCACGGCGGCCGCCCGAACTGGAGACCCGCAATGAGCAATGTGAACTTCCGCCACGATGGCATCTCGGTCGACTACACCCCCGCAGCGGCGGTGACGGCCGGCGACGTCGTGGTCCAGAACGAACTGGTGGGCGTGGCGAAGAAGGACATCGCCGCCAACGCCCTCGGCGCCCTGGCCGTCTCGGGCGTCTTCGACTTCCCCAAGGGCACGACAAGCGGCAGCGCCATCGCCGCCGGCAAAAACGTGTACTGGGACGATACGAACGACGTCGCCACCGAGACCGCCGGCAGCAACAAGCTGATCGGCAAGACGGTCGCCGCCGCGACGGACACCGACACCACGGTCCGCGTCCGAATGAACCAGTAGGCGCCGCATGGCCAGGCCGGGAAAACGCGCAGCGGTGCTGTGCCCCGGGCCGTCCCTGGCCAGCGCCCTGCCAGAACTGCGGGCCGGCCGCCTGGGAGACTTCGATCACGTGATCGCGGTAAACCGGGCGGCCGCCGCCTGGCCGGCCGACTTCTGGTCCATCTGGGACCCGGAGAGTTTCGGCGACGTCCAGCCGCTCGGCCGACCGGCCATCATCATGGCCCGGCAGCACTGGCAGACGCTGCTGGCCGAACGGCCCGAAGCCGGCCGGCACCATTCGGTCATGCGGGATGACCTCGCACACCCGCCCCGCAACACCGGCTGGGACTCCTGGTCCGCCACCGTGGCCGTGGTCGCCGCATGGAACCTCGGCGCCACCGACATCCGCGTCCTCGGGTGCGACCTCGAGGGCACGGCCGACTGGGATGGCGCCCGCCTGGACCGACACAAGCGCGAGCCCGAACGTTGGGCCCGCGAAGCCGACGCCTGGACGCTGCTGATCAACTGGCTGCGGATCGAGGGCGTCGACGTCATACGCGAACGCATCACGGGCGGCACCGCCGTCCGCCAACGCCTCACCGGAGACAGGGCATGAACCCGCGGGCACGATACGATCACATCGCACACCTGGTGCGGCAGACCGCCGGCGTCCCCGGCGATTTCGCCGAACTGGGCGTCTGGTACGGTCACACCTTCGTGCCCCTGGCCCTGGCCGCCCGCTTCTCCGGCCGCGTCGCCCACGCCGTCGACAGCTTCGAAGGCATGCCCGACCCCACCGACCGCGACCTCGAGCCCGACGGCAAGTGCCTCTTCCCCGCCGGCGGCCTCGACGCCGGCGGCACCGGGCCCGTCCAGGCGGCCGTCGAACCGATCGCCGGCTGGGTGCGGATTTGGCAGGGCTGGATTCCCGACGTGTTCGAGGGCATCCACCTCGAGGACGGCCTGGCCTTCGTTCACGTGGATCTCGACCACTACGCCCCGACCCGGGCCGCCCTGCCCTGGGCCTGGGAGCATCTGAACCCGGGCGGCATCATCGCCGTCCACGACTACGTCCCCGGCGCCGACAACCTGGCCACGGCGGCCATCGCCGAATTCATCGAGCAAGGCTACGCGCCCGCCGGCTTCCAGGAGGCCAGCGGCCATGTATGGTTTCGGAGGTATGGATGATCCCGAAGCTGATACATTTCGTCTGGATCGGCCCGCCCATGCCCGACTGGGCCCGCCGCAACATCGAAGAGTTCCGCCGGCTCAACCCCGACCACGACATCCGCGTCCACGGCCGCGAAGTACTCCACCCGGATTATGCCCCGATGTATGACCGCTGCGAGGGCATCCGCGTCGTGCAGGCCGACCTGCTGCGGTACAGCGCCATCGAACGCTTCGGCGGCTGGTATTTCGACGTCGACTATTGGCCCTTCCGCCCGGTCGCCGACATCGAGTCCGCCTACGGCCTGGACGGCAAACGCCTGGTGGTCACCGAACAGCACGGCCAGAAGAATCGCCTGCTCCACATCGCCAACGGCTGCCTGGCCAGCGAGGCCGGCCAGCCCGCCTGGGCCTTCATCCGCAACTGGGTCGCCGGCAGCACGGTCCGCGCCGGCAAAAACGCCTTCGGCCCCGCCTTGATGACCAAGCTGATCGCCAAGCGAGGCGATCTCTTCCAGGTCCTCCGCTGGCCGTTCTTCTACCCCGCCGCCGGCGGCGACGCCGTGCACCGGTTCAAACGCCTGGCCGCCGGCGAGGACCCCCGCAGCGTCCTCTGGGACCTGATCCACCAGACCCTCGGGCAATTGCCCTTCGTGATGCACATGTGGATGAACGGCCGCGCCGAACTGCCGGCGTATGACCCGGCCGCCGACGGCATCGACGCCGACCGCGACAAGGCGCCGCCGCCCTTCGACGGCATGCGCGTGGGCCTGGTCGCCACGCGCCAGCAATGGCTCGACGAGCAGCAATGCTTCCAACACCTGAGCGCCGGCCTCGAACGCCTGGGCTGCAACGTCCAGGTCGCCGAGCCGGGCGATTGGCCCTGCTTCATCGACCCGCAGCTGGTCCTGATGTGGAACGGCCGCAAGGCCCTCTACATGGAGACCGCCGCCGGCGCCCGAGCCGCCGGCGTCCCCATGCTGGTGATGGAGCACGGGTTCTTTGATCGCCGCGCCTATAGCCAGATCGACCACCAGGGCATCCTCCACTGGGCCAGCTGGACTAATCAGCTGCATCGCCCGGCACCGGCCGAAGGCGCAGCCCGCCTGCAGGCCGTCTGGCCCCGACCCCTGGAACCGGTACGGGCCCGCCAGAACGGCAACGTCCTGGTCCTCGGCCAGGTGCCCGGCGACAGCCAGATGGACGAATCGCCCATGCGCGACCCCGACGATCTGATCAAGGCGGTCGCCAAGGCCATCCCCGCAGGCCTGCAGCCGGTTTTCAGGCCGCACCCGCGCCGAGCGAAGCACACCGCCGTCCCCCGGGAAATGCCGGCCAGCGGCGCCCGCAACCTGGCCGACGCCGTCGCCCAGGCCCGCTTCGCCATCACCATCAACAGCAACGCCGGCAACGAATGCCTGGCCATGGGCCTGCCGGTGCTGGCCTACGGGCCGGCCCTCTACCTGCGCGCCGGCGTGGCCCGCCAGGCACAGCCGGAGACCCTGCGCGATGACATCCAGGCGATGGCCGCCGGCTGGGCGCCCGACCCGGGCCGCGTAACGAACTACCTCCACTGGCTGGCCGCTCGCCAGTGGAACGTCCACGAAATGGCCAGCGGGCACGTGCTGGCCCGGCTGATCCAGAAGGCGGTGACAGCGGCATGACAGCCGACCTGCTACAAACCGGCAGCGACTGGCTGCAGACGCAGCGCAAGGCCGAACTCAGCCACGCGGTGACCTACGCCCGCGGGGCGAATTCGGTCTCCGTCAACGCCACGGTGGGATCTACCACCTTCGACGTGGTCACCGACCACGCCGTCGAACAGGTCGAGACCCGCGACTTCCTCATCACCCGGGCCGACCTGGTGATCGCCGCCATCGGCGCCGATCCCATCGAACCTGCCCGAGGCGACAAGATCACCGAGACCGTCGGCAGCGAGACCCTGACTTATGAGGTCATGGCGCCCAACACCGACGAGCCGCCCTACAGGTATTCCGACCGGTACCGGAAAACGTACCGCGTGCATACGAAGCTGGTGACAGAAGCATGAATGGCGACGCCACCGAAAAACTGACCGACCACGATCTGCTGATCCGCATCGACGAACGCGTCGACGGGCTGCACACGTGCCTCAAGGAACACCTGCGCAGGCATTGGGCCATCACCCTGGCCGCCGCCGGCGCCGGCCTGACGGCCGTGGCGTCCCTGCTGATCGTGCTGATTCGAGGCTGACCGATGCCCGACCCGATGTGCGTGACAATCGCCGACGCGGTAGTGGCCGCCATCAACGCCGGCACGTTTTCGCCGGTGGTGACGGCGGTGCGCAAATTCGAGGTCCAGACGAAACTGCAGGATGCCGACACCCTGGCGGTGACGGTGGTGCCGAAGAGCAAAGCCCGGACCCTGGCCGGCAGGGCCGATGACCGCGTCGATTACGTAATCGACGTCGGCGTGCAGCAGAAATTCAGCCCGGCCGACGACGTCGACACGCAGATGGCCGAACTGCTGAACCTGGTCGAGGACATCGACGCGTGGATGAACCGCCGCGACCTGAGCCAATACGAGGCCACGGTCGGCGCCACCTGGATCGGCAGCAGCAACGAACCGATCTGGTCGCCCGAGCACCTAGAGACCCTGCGACAGTTCACCAGCGTGCTGTCGCTGACCTACCGCGACATCGAATGACACCGGGCCCCCGGGGCCCGCCTGGAGAACTACGATGGCCGACACCTTGAAAGCACTCATGGGAGCCGACGTCTCCGTCGACCCGACCACCGGGCGCGCCCGCCTCGACATTTCCATCGAGGCCCTGGCCGACCTGATCAGCGGCGGCCGGCTGGCGACCGTCGACGGCGCCGGCATCGACGCCGACAGCCACTTCAACAAACAAGTGGCCCTGACCGGGGCCCAGCAGGAAATCGACCTGGAAGGGACGCGGCACGTGGTCCACGCCTGGCTCGACGATGACGCGGCGCCGACGAAGATGTCCCTCAACGAAGCGCCCACCGCGACCATGACCGAACGCTCGCCGAGCAAGCCGCTGATCCGCGTGCTTGATTCCGACGGGGCGACGAAGCTTTACGTCCTGGCCTCTGCCGCCAGCGGCAACATCAACGTGGAGGCCTGGTGACATGGCGGCTGGCAAGGTCTACGCCGAGTGGTACAAGCACTTCATCAACGCCGGCGGCGCCCACTTCGTCTGGCAGGACACCGGCGTGGGTGACTGGCTTCGCTGGCGGATGTGCACGGCCAAGCAGTTCAACGACAGCCACGACAACACCTACTTCGCCCTGGCCGGCTGCCTGCGGGGCAAGTGCTACGCCGGCAGCCAGGTCCACTGGGATGATGACGACGCGGCCAACGGGTTCACGTCCTCGGCCGGCGACGTGATGTGCGCCGACTACATCTCCACCAACGCCATCGCCCACTACCGCGACTACAACGTGCCCGGCACCATGACCCCCGACGGCTCGACCATCAAGGCCCGGGCGTGGTTCCGGGGCACCAGCGGCCGCGGCGAGCTGGCCCTGCAGGCCCTCGACAGCGGCGACACCGTGCTGGCCACCGTCACGGCCGACACCGGGGCGGTGACCGACATCGACCCCACGGACTGGCTGGACCTGCCCGCGACCACGGCCAAGGTCCGGGTGAAGAAAAACGCCGACAACGCCGAGTACATCCAGCTGGTGGGGATCGACTTCATCAACACGGGCAGCACCACCACCCCCGACACGGCCGGCAGCATGCTGTACGACGGGACCGACGGGGAGGCCGAGGAGGTGCTGATCGGCAGCGGCTGGGGGTCCGACTACGTCTCCACCAGCTTCGAGATGGCCCTGTACTGGGCGGCCGACGGCGGCAGCTTCAGCGCCAACAACGCCATCGGCGGGCTGAGCCACCGCGGGATCGACACGGCCACGTTCACCTGGCAGAGCCAGGACGGCAGCGGCGCGCTGACGAACATCCTCGAAACCAACAGCGACCCGGCCGGCACGAAGACCGGCGCGGTCGACTACGTCGTGATGACCATCTCCACGGCCAAGGCGTACCTCGAGAGCGCCTGCTCGACGGAGAAGGGCACGCTGGCCGGGAAGCTGATCTTCGGCGGCGACGGCGTGCAGGTGAAGCACACCGTCACGACCTCGGCCAATATGGATGGGTTCGGTTTCTATAACGTCCTATGCGGGATGCCGCTGGACCTCAAAGTCGTTCAGTTCTATGGCGACGACGGCCCGACCTACATCGCCGGCGGTTCGAAGGTCAGCGCCATCAAAAGCTCCGGGATGCGGTGCTGGGGCGCCAGCAACCGCGTCGTCTATGACATCTACGTTCCCAACGTCAGCGATGACATGAACTACATGATTGACGCCGGCGCGGCTTACTACCCGCAGGTCGCCTATAACGCCGGCGGCGGTACCTGCAAGGCGTATATGTATCGATACTATGACACGGCCGCAAAGCAGGACGACATCGACAGCGGCCAGAGCCGCTCAACCAACTTCGTAATCCGCCTGGCGGACCGCAGCCTGGCGCTGCCGCAGGCGGCAAGCGTGGCCGTCTGAGCAGGCGGCTGATGACATAGCCGGCTGACGTGAGGCTGGCGAGATGACCGAAGCGAACACCGAGGCCGCACGGGGCCCCGACCGCCGTGCGGCCTCTTTACGTCGACGCACCGCGGGCGGGCCCCGCCCGGCGAGGAGAAACCGATGGCCAAGAAGCTCGGAAAAGACTGCAAGATTTACATCGACACCACGCCCCTGGCGGGCGGACCGAACGGCGCGTCCTGGAGCGAGGTCGACAAGGCCCGCGACGTGACGCTGAACCTGGAGGCCGGCGAGGCCGACGTCACCGCCCGCGACAACAGCGGATGGCGCGCGAGCCAGCAGGCGCTGAAGGACGCGAGCATCGAACTGGAAATGGTCTGGGACCCCTCGGACGCCCAGTGCGAAGCCATCCGCGATGCCTTCCTGAACTCGAGCGCCCTGGCCGTGGCCGTCATGGACGGCGACGTCACCACCGTGGGAACCGAAGGCTTCGTGGCCGACTGCGAGGTGATCAACTTCACCCGCAGCGAACCGCTCGAGGAAGCCGTCACCCACAGCGTGACGCTGAAGCCGAAGGACAACCACCAGTGGTGGGAGGTCGCCTGCTAGATGGCCCGCCTACGACGAGACACCGCCAGGCGAGCGGTGCTCGAGGCCCTCGACGCACTGCCGCCCGACGCGACCGTGCAGGTCAGCACACCCGGCCCGCCGCCGCCAGGATGCGACCTGGCCGTCACGGTCACCGTCCGGGCGACACCACGCGCCGCCAGCCTCGACACCGACCCGCCACCGTTGGACCTCGGCGCACCCGAGGCCCAGGACATCGAAGCCGACGCCGGCGATGACGCCGACCCGGGAGATCAGGGCAATGCCGACATTCCAGGACAACAAGAAACGGACGTGGTCGATTGAAGTCAACGTCACGTCCGCCAAACGCACCCGCGCCATGGTCGACGTCGACCTGGTCGGCGCCACCGACGCCCAGTTGATCCAACGGCTGGCCGGCGACCCGGTGCTGCTGGTCGACGTGATCTATGCGCTCTGCAAGCCCCAGGCCGACGAACGCAACATCACCGATGAGGAGTTCGGCCGGGCCATGTGGGGCGACGTGATCGACCACGCGACCACCGCCATGCTGGAGGCCCTCGCGGATTTTTTCCCGAGCCGACGGCGAGAGTTGCTCCAGAGGGCCATCGGCAAGGTGCGGACGATGGAGCGGATGACCCTGGAGGCGGCGGCCCGGACCCTGGACAGCGACGTGATGGAGCAACTGCTGGCGAAGGAACTGGCGCCGGAGAAGTTGGAAGCGGAACTGAAGAGGCTGCTGGCCGACGCGACCACCGCATCGGCCCCTGGCGGATGATCGCCGAACTGGCCGGCGCCGTGGGCGTCGACCCCGGGCCCTTCACGCTCCGCGAGCTGTTCTGGATGGCCGAAGGCCACGACCGCCATGAGTGGGGCCGGGCGTCCTCGCTGATGGCGATGATCGCCAACGCCCACAAGGGCAAGAAGGGCCGCTGGGTGCGGCCCGCCCAACTGAACCCTTACGAACGGGATCGCCCGCCCGGCATCCCGCTGACAACCGACAACATCCGGATTCTGAAGAGCCTGGTGCCCAACGGCAAAACCGTCCGCACCAAACCGGGGCGGCTGAGCGTGAAAGGACAGAAGCCATGCGAAAAACCACCACCCTCCTGATGGCGTTTTTGATCGGCGCGATGTTCGCCGGTGGCGCCCTCTTCGTGGCCGGCGTGCCCGGCTGCGGCGGGCCCTTCCCCGGCGTCCGGTGGGCGCCCAACGAAGAGCAGAAGGCCGCCCGCGACGTGGCCCACAAGGTCGCCATCGCAACCCAGCAGCACGGCCTGCCGCCCAGGACGCCGGCGGCCGGCGCCCTCGTCGACTCGACTATGGATGCCACAATCGACGCCGGCCGACCCAAGGCGCCAATCCCCATCGACGCACTGATACCCGAGGGAACCGCCACCGCCTGGGAAGTCCGAACCAAACAAGTCGACGCCTACCGCGCCAAGACCGGCCTGCTACTACGCGGGCTGCAGGGACAGGCCGACCGACTGACAGGACTGGCAACGGAAATGGGCGCCGCAACCGGGCCGGTGGAACCGGCGGTGGTCGCCCGCCGCCTCGAGGACATCGCCGCCAACGCCGGAGCGAGCATCGACGTGGCCGCGACCGTCCAGATTCCCGACAGCCCGTCCGTCAGCGAAGCCGAACAACGCGCCGCCCAGGCCGTCGCCGCGAGCATACACGAAATCGGCGTGGCCGCCGCCGCCGCTGCAAACCGACCCGTCACCCCGACCGACATCGCCGGCAAGGTAGTCGACGAAGCCGACTTCTGGCACGGCCAACTCGCCCCCATCCTGGCGTCGTTTGGAATCGCCATCCCGGGCGTGGCCGTGGCCATCAAGAAGGGAAAAGACGCGGTGAACGCCCGCCGAGAATTCGAGGCGAGCCGACGCAGCGGCGGCCAGGTCGTGAATCAGGCCCAGGCCTTCATGGACGGGCCCATCGGCCAGCAGCCCGTGCGCATCGGCGAGGAGACCACCACGGTCGCCGAACTCTTCAAGGCCTTCTTGTCCGGCCAGGATGCCGACACCCGCAAGTTCGTCACCGACGCGAAGCGCGCCGCATAGGAATGGAGACCGCATGCCCACGCTGGCTGAAAACATCGACCGCCTCGGCAAACTACGCGACCGCATCCACCGGCTGAACGCCGACGAAAAGGCCCTGGCCGAAACCGTCCGCACGGCCCTGGCCAAACGCAAGGGCAAGTCCGCCGAGGGCGCCGCCTACAGCGCCGACCTGGTCGCCGCGAACAAGACCACCGTCGACGTGGCCGACCTGAAGCGCATCGCCGGCCGGAAGTTCCTGCAGGTGATCCGGGCCGACCTGAAGGCCGCCCGGAAGATTCTCGGCGAGGCCGCCGTCAAGGCCATCGCCCGCCTGAAGCGCGGCACGCAGCTGAAGGTGTACCGAAAGAAGGCGCCCGCCACCGCCCCCAGGCGGGCCGCCAGAAGCGCTGCCGGCTGACCTGGCCGCCCCCTTGTCAGCTGAAACCCCAGCGGGCCGCCAGGGCCGCCCGTGTGCCCCGCGGGCGGCCTGGTCGACCGACCACCGCCCTGGCCGGCGATTGGCCGCCAGGGCCCAACGTGGGCCGCTGTGTGCCCGCTGGGAGACCTATGGTCGCCTTTGGCGTACAACCCGACGCCCGGCTGCCGAACGCGCCGCCGCCCGACCCCGCCCTGGGCCCGGGCCAGTGCACCTGGCCCGAGTTGCTGGTCGCCTGGATCGCCGGCGACAAGAGCCTGCAGGCCGGCCTGCTGCAGGCCATCGAGACTCGCCCAAGTACCGCATGGCCGCCGACGCCTGGGCCAGCGGCTGCGATTTCGAGACCGTCCGCCAGCTGCTGCTGGCCGCCGCAGCGGAGGCCCTGACCCGACAATGGTGACGATGCGATTCAAAATGGCCTTCTTCAACACGAAGGCGGTTTCCGACGCCCTGGACCCCGTCACCCGGGAGGCCCTCGCCCACGCCGGCGCCGCCATCCGCATGACCGCCCGGCGGTCGATCCGCAAGCGCAAGAGCATCTCGAAGCCAGGCAGCCCGCCCAGCAGCCACGCCGGCCACCTGCGACGCCTGCTCTTCTACGCCTTCGACCGCATGGCCGAGACCGTGGTGGTCGGCCCGGTCCCGTTCAAAGAAGGCACCGCCCCGGCGACCCTCGAGGCCGGCGGCAGCGTCACCACCCGCAAGACCACGCTGATCCGTGGCGAGCAAGGCCGCAACCGCAGCGGCCACTTCACCGCCGGCGAATGGCAACGCGTGCCCGCCGGCACCCGCCTGACCTACAGGCCCCGACCCTTCATGGGCCCGGCCCTGGCAAAAGTCGAACCGCGAGTCGCCGGCTTTTGGGCCGCCGCCCGGTCGAAGTTTGGAGGCTGAACCGTGGTCGCCCCATCCGCCGTCAGAGCCGGCAAGGCATACGTCGAACTCGGCACCCTCGACAAAACCGCCGTGGGCCTGAAGCGGGCCCAGCGCCGCCTCCGCGCCTTCGGCCGATCGGTCAGCGCCGCCGGCGCCGGCCTGATGAAGATGGCCGCCCTGACGGCCGTCCCGCTGGCCATCGGCGCCAAGGCCTTCATGGACTTCGAACGCCAGATGGCCCAGGTCTCGACGATGCTCGATGACCCCCAGCGGCACATGAAGGATTTCAAAGCCGGCATCCGCCGCATGGCCGTCGAGTTCGGCGAGTCGACCGACGCCCTGGCCGGCGGCTTGTATGACATCCTGTCCGCCACCATCGAACCGGCCAAGGCCCTTGACGTGCTCGCCGCCTCGGTGAAGGCCGCCAAGGCCGGCCTCACCGACACCGCGACCGCCACCGACGCCATCGTCACGATCCTGAACAGTTACAACCTCAGCGCCGACAAGGCGGCCGACGTGAGCGACTGGCTGTTCGCCGTGGTCAAGAAGGGCAGGACTGACTTCGCAAAACTGGCCCCGACGATCGGCATGGTCGCCAGCACCGCCTCGGTGGCCGGCGTCAGCCTCGAGGAACTCGGGGCGATGATCGCCGTGCTGACCCGCAACGGCGTCCAGACCGACAACGCCATCACCGCCATCAACCGGACGATCGCCACGTTCCTGAAGCCGACCGATGACGCCGCCGCCTACGCCCGCCGGCTGGGCTTCGAACTGTCCAGCGCCACGCTGAAGGCCGAAGGCATCGAGGGCGTCTTCAGGCGGATCGCCAACCTGCCGCCCGACGCCGTCGCCCGGCTATTCCCGAACATCCGGGCCCTGCGTGGCGTGCTGCCGGCCCTCAAGAAAATGGACGAGTTCAGCGGCGACGTCCAACTCATGGCAGACCGCGCCGGCAAGACCGAGGAGGCCTACCGGAAGATGGCGAACACGCTGTCCCACCAGTGGCAAAAAATGAAGCAAGCCGCCGTGATCGCCTTCGGCCACATCGGCGAGGCGATGCGGGAACACCTGGCCGCCGCCGCCGAAAAAATCACGGACTGGGGCAAGGCCGTCGCGCTATTCATCAAACGCAACAAGGCCATGATCGCCACCGTGGCCAAGTGGACCGTCATCGTGGCCGCCATCGGCGCCGGCCTGCTGATCGCCGGCAAACTGATCGCCGTCTTCAGCGCCCTGATTGGCGTGATCAAGGGCGTGGCCGTGGCCGTTGGCGTTCTGAAGATGGCCTTCACCGCGCTGCTGGCCAACCCGGTCGCCCTGGCCATCACCGCCATCGTCGTGGCCGTGCTGGCGCTGGCCGTGGCCTTCAAGAAGGCGCTCGATTGGATTTACAGAACCAGCGACGCGATGCAGAACCTGGTCGACGCCGGCGAGAAACAGCGGGCCATCGACCGCCAGCGGATGCAGCGCCTGCAGCAGCTGGCCGCCAAGGAAAAACTCAGCAACGCCGAACGCCGCGAGGCCCTGGACCTGACGAAGAAACTGAACAAGGAATATGGCGACCTCGGCATCCGCATGACGGAGACCACCGGCCAGCTGGTCGGGATGGCCGAGGCCCAAAAGAAACTGAACGCCGCGATGCGCGCCAACCAGGTCATGGAACTGGAGAACGCGCTCGAGGAAATCGACGCCAACATCAAGAAACTGAAACGTAAACGGCGCATGGCCTACGGGGCCGGCATCGGCGCCGGCTACCTGTACAACAAGTGGGAGGACACCAGCGGCAAGATCGAAATGCAGGTCCGCAACGCCGAACGCATGCGCAAGCGGCTGGCCGACATCCGCAGCGGCGCCGGCACCGACAAGCCCGCCGCCCTCAGCGCCCGCATCGCCAAGGGCAAAACGGACGCCGCCGCCGCCAAGGCCGAAGCGATCGCCACCGTCAAGGAACTCGCCGACCTGGACCGCCGCATCCACCGGCTGAAGCTGCAGCAAATCGATGACGAACGCCAACGCGAACTGGCCCTGATGCATAACCGGTATGACGATGAAATCGCCCGGGCCAAACAGAACCACCAAATCATCAACAAGCTGAACCTGGCCCGGTTCGCCGAAGAGGCAAACATCCGAAAGAAGCACGCCGCCCGGTACGCCCAAGAGCAGAAACGCCGGGCCGAACAACGCGCCACCGAAGAGGCCGACCTGCAGCACCAAATCGCCCAGCTGCAAATCCAGGCCACGCGCAAGGGCCGTGATCGGGAACTGGGCCTCATCGAACTCGAGGAGCAACGCGCCCTGGCCCGGGCCAAGGAACTGGGCCTGGACGAAGCCCTGGTCCGCCGCGTCTTTGCCCTACGCCGCCAGCTGGTCAGCGGCCGCGCCGCGGCGGCCACCGAAATGGCCAGCATCGGCAGCTTCAGCGCCGGCGGCCTGCGTGGCGTCTTCGGCGGCCAGAACCTCGCCGAACGCGCCGCGAAGGCCGCCGAGGCCACGGCCACCAACACCCGCAAGCTGGTGCGGAAGGCCGACCAGGGCAAGGTCACATTCGCCTGAGGAGAACACCGTGCCCGGAGCGACACTGACAGAACTGATCGACAGCCGCGAACAGCGGATGGAGCGCGACGAGACCGGAGAACTCCGGCTCGAGGAACTGACCCTGCATTACGTCCTGCAAGGCACGAGCAGCGAATCCACCGCCCGCACCCTCCTGGAGAACAGCACCGCCACCACCTATGACTCCCTGGTCCGCGACCAAATCCGCCTCGAGCCCATCGAGGTCGACACCGTCAACACCACCGGCCGGTGGGACGTCGAGGTCGACTACGTCATGCCCGAGGCCCAGGAGGCCGAGACCGGCGAGTCCCGCTTCAGCTTCGACACCGGCGGCGGCACCAAGCACATCACGCAGAGCCTCGGCACCGTGGCGTCCTACGGGATCGCCGGCGACAACCCGCCCGACTTCAAGGGCGCCATCAACGTGCGAGGCCGCGCCGGCGACATGACGGTCGAGGGCGTCGACATCGTCGTGCCCCAGTACAGCTTCAGCGAGACCCACTGGATCGGCGACGGCGCCGTCACGCCGACATATAAGGGCCGCCTCTTCGCCCTGACCGGCACCACCAATAACGCCCCCTTCAAGGGCTGCGCCATCGGCGAATGCCTCTTCCTCAACGCCGCCGGCAGCAAGCGGGGCGATGCCGACTGGGAGATTACCTTCAACTTCACCGCCAGCCCGAACAGCGATGACATCCGCACCCCCGAACTGATCGCGCTGAACTTCAACACGGCCATCCCGAAAAAGGGCTGGGAGTATTTCTGGGTCCGGTACCGGGAGACCGATGACACCACCGCCAAGGCCATCGTCAAGCGGCCCATTGGCGTTTACATCGAGAAGGTCTACGAAGCCGACAACTTCGCCATGATCGGCATCGGCACCTGACGAAAGGACACACGAGCATGACCACCACTTATGAGGACAACGTTGTCTTCCGAGGGACGGCCACGTTCCTCGGCGCCACCAACATCCCCGCCGGCACCATCACCGACGCGATGGTCGCCGCCGCTGCTGGCGTCGCCTATTCGAAACTGGAGCACCAGCACCGCTGCGTGGTCGCCCAGGAATCCGACACCAGCGCCGCCGACGAGACCCACGTGGCCCACGTCGTGGTCGGCACCGCCGGCACGCTGCTCGAGTTCAAGATCGGCGCCGTGGTCGCCAACGTTGGCGCCGCCGTGGTCGACGTCGACCTGCTGAAAAACGGCGTCAGCGTCCTGAGCGCCCCCGTTCAAATCGACAACGGCGATGCCGCCTATGCCCTGGTCGCCGGCACGATCTCCGACACCACCCTGGCCGCCGGCGACGTGCTCGAGGTCGACATCGACGGCACGATCGGCGGCGGCACCCTGGCCAAGGGTGTCTTCGCGTACATTGACCTGAAGGAAGATGCCGCATAAAGCGCATGGCCGGTGACCCGTTCAAACACGTGCAGGCCGGCGCCCCCCTGGTCGTGCCGGCGGCCGCCTGGAATGCCTTCTGCGACGTCGCCCTCGCCTACAAGCGGGCCGCGATGACGCTGGCCGAACGCGCCGGCCTGAACCGCCACCAGGCCGGCATCGCCCTGATCAAAAATGACAGCGGCGGCGACCTGGTCCGCTTCTCGGTCCTCGGCATCGATGACGTATTCCCCACGTCCGCCGAGAACATCGGCGTGTTCAAGAATAACCCACGCCTCAACGGCACCACGCCGACCACGGCCAGCCACCTCGGCACCTTCGCCGTGATGATCGGGCCCGCCAAGAATCAAGCAACCTGCAGGGCCGTGGTCAGCGGCATCGTTGTCTGCAAGGTCTACATGCACGCGACCGCCCACCGGTACGCCGACGTCAAGGATGCCGACGCCTCGCAACTCGAGTCGGGCGACAGCGGCCACGCCATCATCCTCTGGGCCGCCCCCGGCGTCGGCAGCCAGTGGGCCGTGGTCCACCTCGGCGGCGGCACCGCCCAGGGCGGCTCGCTCTGGGGCAAGGCGCCGGGCGCCGACACCGCCAACGCCGCCTGGGTCAACGATGCCACGCCGACCGGGAACGGCTGCTATGTGAACGTCAACCCCTGCAACCGAACCGGCGGCGGCGTGATCGCGGCCGTGACGCACAAGGTATGGCTGCCCCGCAACGGCCGCCGCGAGGACCCCAACGTCCGCGAGACCGACGTGATCTCCTACGCCCGGGAGGCCGGCGGCGATTTCGTGGCGCCCTCGGGCCTGCTCGACGGCAAGGTCGATGAGTCCATCCGCATCTGGTGCGGCACCGTGGCCAACATCCCCGCCGGCTGGACCCTGGTCGACCAGGGCAAGTTCTACGTCGGCCTGGATGACGGCAGCGGCAGCGACTACCCGAACGTGGGTGACACCGGCGGCTTCAAGCTCCACGGCGGCGACGATGACGGCGGCAACAATCACGATGACCACACCCCGACCACCACCGGCAGCGGCAGCGAGCCCGGCTATGGCGGCACTTCAAAGGGCTTCGTGGATGGGTCCTTCGAGCACACCGAGACCGACAACCGCCCGCCCTACATCGTGCGGGCCTGGATCAAGAGGACCGACTGATGGCAGAGCCCCGGCACCGATGGGTCGTATTCCAGCGCGGCGGCTTCCACGGCCAGAACTCCCTCGAGGATACCCTGGCCACCGGGCCCGGCCTCTTCCTGCACGGCGCCCACCGCATGGATGACCCCCACATCCGGGCCGCCCAGGTCGAGCACGGCTACCTGGAGCGGATGCGCCGCGACAACCCCGAAGCCGCCGCCGCCCTGGCCACCCCGACCCTGGACCGCCTCGGCTGGGAGGACGGCCAGCCGATGGCCCCGCTTTTCAAACTGACCAGCAAGCCGGAAATGCCGGAGTGCCCGACCAAGGGCTGGCCGCACCTGTCCTGGTGCTACGTCAACGATTACGCCCCGAACGAACCGGCCATCCCTTACCACGACGTCTGCCGGCACATCGTGCAGGCCGACCCGGACGTCCGCCTGCTGATCTGGATGACGCAACCGCACCCGTACCTGGTCGCCGCCCTCGAGGATCTCAAGCGCCATCACCGCCGCCGTCACGCCAGCCTCTACCACAAAACAAATATGGCCGAACTGACCGACGTGGCCGGCACCTGGCGACACATCGCCGACCGCCTGTGGGACATGGCCGACTTCAAGTATTTCTCCGGCTGCGGACTGTGCAGCAAAGGCGCCGCCGCCTTCTGGCGCCGCCACGGCCACGCCGACCACCGCGACCTGCACACCCTGCAC